GTAATTCTTTGATATTTGACTAAATATTATAATGAAGTCAAATGAAGAATGGCCAAAAATTGCAGGGATTTATAAAATAACATGCCTTATTAATAATAAGGTATATATTGGCAAATCTATAAATTTAGATCAACGAATCAAGTCTCATAAGTACTCAGAAAAGAAAAACAAGGGCAGTGGACGGTTTCAAAATGCGATTAAAAAATATGGGTGGGATGTTTTTAGTGTCGAAATCTTAAAAAGTGTAGATAATTTCGATCCAATTAAAGATAACGAAACCCTTCTTCTTTTGGAGTCTGAGTATATAAATTTATACAATTCTACAGACTCATCTTTTGGATATAATATGTGTGAATTTTCTACTGATTTTTCTGGTAAAAAACATACAGAAGAATCTAGAGAAAATATGAGAAAAGCTAAAATAGGTACAAAACATTCAGAAGAAACAAAAATGAAAATGAGACTTTCCAAATTAGGAAAGAAAAAGTCACATGAGACAAGATTAAATATGAGCAAAGCTCAAAGAAAAAAAAATTTATCTGAAGAAACCAAGATAAATCGTCGTAGGTGTAGATTAGGGAAAAAACACTCAGAAGAGTCTTTGGATAAAATGAGGAGAGCCAAGAGCCGAGAAAATATATCAGATGATGAATATGAAAAAATGCGAGCTTCCAGACGCGGGGAAAATCTCACCCCTGAGACATTGGAAAAAATGGGAAGATGGCAAATTGGAAAAAAACTTTCACCTGAACATAAAGAAAAAATGAGAATAGCTAAACTAGGGAAAAAACTTTCAGAAGAAAGTAAATTAAAAGGTAGATTGACCAGAGCTAAAAATAAACTTCTAAAGAGTCAAAATGAAAATTGAATAATTTTATTCAGTCTCTAAATACTTTTTGATCGTGTGTAATTTTTTAATTATTTATGATCAAAACAAAAAACAAACAAACAAAAAACAAACAAAAAACAAACAAATAATAATATGAAAACAAAATTCGACCTCTCAATGTTTCAGAAAATCAAGGACGCTCTAAACAAGACAACTGAATCATCCAACAGTGCATTCTCGAATGTAATGAAGTTCCCAGCAGGGAAAACTTACACTCTTCGAATCATTCCAAATGTGGAAGATCCAGAAAAGACATTCTTCCATCACTACACGCATGGTTGGAAGAGCAAGACAACTGGTAGTTATATTTCAACTCTATCTCTACAAACTTTCGGTGATCGTGATCCGATTACTGAAACATTCTGGTCCCTCATCAAGAGTGATGACAAGAATGAGAAAGAGCTTGGAAAGGTCATTCGCCGCAAGGAAAATTGGTTCGCCAATATTTATGTGATTGATGATCCTTCAAATCCAGAGAACAACGGAACTGTTAAGGTTCTTCGAATTGGGCCTCAAATCAAGAAGATCATCGATGATGCTCTTACTGGAGATGGTGCTGAAGAATTCGGATTCCGTATCTTTGACTTGGGTGAAGATGGTGCTAACCTCAAAATCAAAGCCGAATCGAGTGGCGATTACGTGACATTTGCATCTTCTGGCTTCTACAACAAGCCACAGATCAAGCTTAGCGATGATCAAATTGATAATGTTTATGCAGAGGTTCACGACCTTGAAGCCATTTATCAAAGAAAGACTGCTGATGAACTTCAAGAAATTCTTGATATCCATTTCTATGGTAAGAGTGGATCAAGTTCAAAGTCTGAAAAGGTTCCATCAGCAACGACAAAACAAACATCCACTCTTGAGGATGATAGTGATGATGATATCCCATTCGATTTCCCAGCTAAGAAGAGTTCAGCATCCAGCGAACCCTCCGAAGAAGATATCGATAAAATCCTGTCCGAACTAAACGACTAATATATGCTAACTCCTGAAGATAAAAAACTATTAATAGATTTCGCCGGTCCCCTCTTTGCAGAAAGTAAAGAGATCGACTCAATGTATTTTAATGATGCTAGACCGAAAACTGATGGTATGCCAGATTCAGGAATTGCGCGAGGGATTCAACAGGCGTTGGAGAGAGATTTCTTGTCCTCTCCAACGCCTCGTCGCGTGCAAGCCCCTGTGCAGTATCCAGTGGAACACATTCCACAATATGTACCTGAACAAATGCCGCAATATCCTCCAAATGTTCAGCCTCAGATGGTTCAACACCAAGTTGGACAAGTGCAATACAACCCAGATCAAATGGAATTTAAATTTGATCAGTCTCAACAAGAAAAAACAAACACTCTTCTTGAGGCTCAAAATAAGTTGATTAAAGAATTGATTAAAAAAATTGATAAGGTAATATCTCTAGCAACCAACAATGACAAAATTAAAGATTAACAAGCCAGACTTCTTATTTTTTCTATCATCTTTGTCTAAACTCAGCGATTCCGCCATTCTAACTATCAAGGATGGCGGAATTTCCGCATTGGCATCTAATTTAGATGCTTCAATGTTCCTTTGGAACACAATGCCTGTAGAGTCAGACGATGATGTTGTTCTTAACATCCCAGCATTATCCAAATTGGCTTCAGCATTGAAGCTGTGTGGTAATTCTGATGTTGTAGAACTGACAGTGAACAAAAATAACTTGGAGTATCGAGGAAATTCTATAAAGTTTAAATATCATCTATATGAGGATGGTGTGATAATGAAAAGTAAGACGAGTCTCGATAAATTGAAGAGTTTAAAATATGATGTGGTTACAGAATTCACAGAAAAATTCCTGAAATCATTTTTAAAAGCATCATCGTCTTTTTCAAAGATCAATAAACTTCATTTGTATACAGAAGATGATCATCTAGTTTGGTCATTACAGGACACCACAGTAGCGAACAGTGATGTGTTCAGCCTACAAGGGTCTGAAGTTGATTTTGAAATGGATTCATTCATTATAAATCTGGATAATATCCGAATGATAACATTCCCAAATGTTGACTTTGCCAAGTTGCAGATCAACACATCATTGGGAATCGGAAAAATCGGGTTGCAATATGGAAATGTAGAATTAAATTATATCATATCCAGCTTAATAAAATGATAATTAAAAATAAGATTTCAACACTTGGTTACTTTCTAAAAAGAATGCGTGATTCTGGGTTTATCACAATCAAACTCTACGACAAGTATTCTTTTCAAGATCCTAGAAAGTGGTCGGTTATGGTAGATCCCGGTAATCGCAGTGTCACTATAACATGCTATGAAAACCGAGAATTCAAAGGAGATATTATTTTTGAAATCAACGACGGGGGTCGGTTATTCCCCAAGAACTACAATTTGAAAACAAATTCAATGGAGATTATTATAACCAATCTTTTAGAGCGGGGAGTTAGTCAGAAAACTGAAGATAACGATTTTCTAAAAAAGTGAGTAGTTGATTTAAATAATAATATGAATGATAACGAGTCAGAATATAGTGACGAAGATGTAAAGAAACTTCTAATGGATTCGTTAAAAATGAAATTGAAAAATGATAGAAACAAGCCCAATAGAGTAAAGCTCAACCAAGCAATTATCTCAACATTGGGCGAGTTTTTAACATGCTTTAAACTTATGGGATATGATTTGGATGGCAATTTTGTCAGTTTAACTATAAGCAAAACTGCAATGGACAAATCTGCATTGGAACAATCCTTTATGAAAGAGTTTTCCAAATTTATGAACGATTGAATGCGATGAGATTTTTTTCAACTAAGAAGAATTTGAGATTTGGAGACTCGTATGCTGTGCAGACTGGAGATTTCGCTGGTCAATTATTTATTTTTATAAAGAAAAACGATGATGCTTACGAATTTCTCGCCAGTCCCCTGATGGAAAATCGAAAAGTTCCGATTGAAAAGTTTGACTTTGCCTTGGAAGAGGGTATAATAGAGTATGTCAAGAGGCTCCCTAGATATGTCCGCAATATTACGCGGATTAAATTCGAAGAAAACGCAAAAGAGTCTTCATTTACCTGAAAGCTATGTAGTTTCTAAGTTTTTCGAACTTGGTCCATATCCACTGCATAATTCTTACAACAACACATACCAGTGTAGTTGTCCTATTTGCAGAGAAGGTAAAAGCTTTGGAAAAAAGCAGAGATGTTTCTATATCCCATCAAATGACTTAATCTTTTGCCACAATTGTGGATGGTCCAGTAAGCCTCTCACA